TCCGGATCGTGGGCTAATTTTATTTACTTTTACTTCACTCATAATTTTTACCTATTGAAATTTATACCTTATTATTACAATTCCGCTACCCCCAGCAGCACCATTATTACTACCTGAACCACCACCGCCACCGCCACCACCAGTGTTTGCAGTTCCTGCCGTTGCACAAGATCCAGATTCTCTACCATTACCACCGCCACCTACACCACCTCTACCACTAGCCGCGTTGCAAGAGTTAGATGCTTGATCTCCATTACCTCCACCACCGCCTGCAAAATATGGATTTGGTGAGGGACTTGGATTTATTGGTGAACTTCCTGGTGTTCCTTGTGCTGGATTAATAGCTGTAGCTACTCCATTTCCACCATTTCCAAATTTGCTTGAAGTTGGTGAATCACCGCCAAGTTGACCAGCACCTCCACCACCGCCACCAGCTCTTCCTGGTGGGTTTCCTGTTCCTTGACCACCACTTTGTCCTTGAGGTGGAGTTGTAGGTGGAGTATTACCTGAACCACCTGCATAAGTACTATTTCCACCACCGCCACCACCAGATCCTCCAGGACCGCCAGTGTTACCATAACCTGAACCATAACCACCGCCTGCACCTATAATTGTAGAAAATTGTGATGTTGAGCCTTGTACACCAACACCACCGTCAGTTCCATTTGCTGCACCTCCAGCACCAACTGTTATTGGAAAAGATGCTGCTGTTACTGTAATTCTATTTGGTGAGCTTGGATATCCATCTAAAGGACTTGCTGTGTACGGAGTTACAGGAGATTTTACTTCTCTAAAACCGCCTGCTCCAGCACCACCAGATAAACCTGAACCAGCTCCACCACCGCCACCAACAACCATATATGAAACAACATTATTAGCAGCACAATTAACTGCAATAGATGATACTGCAAAAGTTCCTGGTCCCGTAAATGTATGAATTTTACAATTACCAGATGTAGTTTCTGTTCCACCTGTGGCTACCATAAAAGCATTACCTGTTGCATTAGATGTTGAATCCATTGTATTTTTCCAACCTTCTGTATCATCAACATAAACCCAAGTTAAAGATTGACCTTCTGTGTTTGCTGTAAAACTAGCAGCAACACCACCGATTTTTTGAGAACCATTTGGTACTACTGTTAAATTACCTGTTTGAAATGTATTAGTGTAATCTACAACAGAAACAATATTACCTGCAGTTCCTGCTGGTAAGTTCATTGTAAAACCACCTGAAGATGTATCTGCAAAGTAACCTTCACCATTCGCTGCTGTAAAAGTTGTTGTTTTAATGCTTGATGTCTGCCAATCAACAGTACCTGTTCTACCAAATCCTGTTTGTGTTGCACCACTAGCTAAAGCTACTGTACCACCACATCTACCCATAGTAACTGTTGAACCACACACAACAATTGTATTACCAGACCCTGATCCAACTGTAGTTGTTGACCCACATTTATTGATGATGTTTGAATCATCTGAAACTTTATTTATATTATCTACTTTAATTTTACTTGTCATAATTATTGAAATTTGTACCTTATTATTACTATACCTGATCCTCCAGTTCCACCAGGAGTACAAGCACCACAATCAACAGCGCCACCACCACCGCCTGTATTTGTAGCTCCAGTTGATGGACCAGTAGCCGGCGTTGGTTGTGCGTCTCCACCACCTCCTAAACCACCTTCTCCAACTGGACCGGTTTCAGGTCTACCTCCACCACCTCCTGAAAAATATCTACCCGCTGGACCTGTTATACCATAACTTGGCGCTGTAGGACCTACAAAACCTGTTTGAATAAAAGAACCATCTCCTCCTGCTGCATTAGTAGCTGCATCTACTGCGCCTCCACCTCCACCTCCCATATGTGGACCACCTGAAGTACCTGGTGTATTAGAGCCATTTGTTCCTTGTGCTGGACTTGTTGGAGGAGTGTTTCCTACACCAGCATCGCCATTACCAAGGTGAGCGCCGCCACCTCCGCCGCCTGAACCGCCTGGTCCACCATTTCTACCAGACTCTGCTGGATTATATGTACCTCCACCTCCACCACCTGCCGAAGTGATTGTTGAAAATGTTGAAGCTGAACCATTAAAATCTGTTGCTGGAGCAGAAGTTCTTAATCTTCCTGCGCCACCGGCTCCTACTGTAATTGGGTATGATTGAGCTGGAACAGGTAAACCTGCAGGAGCATTTAAAGGTGAATTAGTTCCAGGTAAAGCTGTAAATGATCTAAATCCACCAGCTCCACCGCCTCCTCCTTGTCCAGCGCCTGCACCACCGCCTCCAGCTACCACTAAATATCCAACTGTGTTAGAACCTGATGGAGTTCCTGCTGCACATACAATAAAAGTGCCAGGACCAGTAAATATATGACTTCTAAAATCCCCACAATCTACAGTCGCATTACCGCCTGTAGCTATTATAAAATTGCTTACACCTGTTTGTGATGTTTGAGTTTCTTGAATATTAACCCAACCTTCTGTGCCATCAACATAAACAAAAGTTGCAGATTGTCCATTTATAGTTAATTTTGCATCTTCTGCAATACCACCTATTTTTTCCGATCCATTTGGATTAATTGTTAAATTATTAGAGTTAAAAGTTCTTGTATAATCTGCAAATGAAACTATTGCACCTGCAGAACCAGCTGGTAAATTTGCAGTCACAGCTCCACTAGAAGTGTCTACAAAATAACCTTCACCATTCGCTGCTGTGAATGTAGTTGTTTTAATTGAACTTGTTTGCCAATCTACAGTCCCTGTTCTACCAAAACCTGTTTGAGTAGCGCCGCACGCAAGTGTAACTGCTGTGCCTGATCCACCTAATGTTAAGGTTGAACCACTTTGTTTATCTATTGCATCTACTTCTATTTTTGACATTATACTATTACTAAAGTCCCTGTTACTGTTATAGTTGCAGGAATAGTGATAGGTCCAGCTAAAACTGCACTTTCAATTGTTTGAGTTCCGTCGATCGTTGACGCTTGATTTTTTATAAATTCATCAGGAGCGTATTGCCCTCCGATGTATTGGATTCCATTTACTACTGCCGTCATAATTCCTCCTACGAACTAATTGTGTCAATGTAAGATAAAACAACATCTAGTGAACTTGCTGTATCACTAACTGCTTCTAATACATCACCACTTGCTAAAACAATCTTTGCTCCGCCTTGGATCAATTCGATAGCTGAATTTGGTGGAATAACAACTCCTTTTGCTAAAAAGTAGTCAGCTCCGCCTTTTGCAATTTTAACATCAACTTTAATTGTTGTTGTTAAAACATTACAACATCTAATTCCTATAACTGCATCATAATTTCCTGCAGTTAAAATAGTAGTATCGCCTGTTCCAATTACTCGGTTTAAAGTGTTTCTAAAATCTTGTGCCATATTTTATTCCTTTATAATGCAACAGCCATTGCAAGTGCAAAACCTGCTGAAGCTGCTCCTACTGGGTTACCTGAAGCGTCCAAGTAAACCGATTTACTTGCTGGTAAAGTACAAAACACATCTTTTGTACCACTAGTAAAACTAACAGCTGAATCTGAATTAGAACTAGAGATAACTTCAGTTCTAGCTAAGTTTGCACTTGTGCCATCTAATGTGCCTCGACCTACTTCAAACTCAGTTGTACCTTGATTAAAGATACAATAATAAGTTTCATTATTATTTCCTATACCTTGTGCAAAAGTTTCAAAACCAGTTACTGCTGAACCAAGTGCCATTGCACCTGTGCCAGTAGTTGTGCTTGTTACTTTTACTCTATCGTTTATTACCAACGCCATAAATTTTCTCCTTAACTCATACTAATAATTGCATTAGCAGGTGTAGCAGGATCAGGAAACGTAATAGTAAAAGTACCATTCGTTGCTGTCTTGTTACCACCAAAATCTAAAACCACTACTAATCTATTCGCTGTTCCATCAACTGTATCTGTATTGTAGATAGCTGCAAAAGCTGCAGTAAATGATGCAGTACTATAGGTTACATTATCAAAGTCAACTGAAGCAACTGCTGTTGAAGAAGCAACTCCAAGTCTTGTTAATGCTTTTACAGAATAGTTAGTTCCACCTGTCGTGTCTACTTCACCATTTCCAGTTCCTGCTAGATATACTGTTGATGCTGTTGAATATGGATTAGTTGTATATAAAGAAAGTGAAAAGTTATTTCCACCCGATTGCTTAAAGTTATGATTAGCTTCAAGCAAAGCACCTCTAAAACTATTTGGAATTATATTTGCCATATTTTTTTATCTCCTTATTTATTACTTGATGGGTTCTTAGACTCTAAAACAGTACGAATTACACCATCACCGTATTCATCTCTGCGTCTTCTACCTTGTTGTTCAATAGCATAAGACATTAAAGCTTTTTCATAAGCTCCTTGATAGTATTGTAACATATCTTGAGGACCTTTCAAGTATGCATATGTATTTACCAGACAAGCGTACAAAAGTAAATCTTGATATTTGTTTGACAGATAAGTTCCATTTGTAGCTGGAGCTGGAGTAGACGTTGTATCTGTTATTGTTTCTGGCTGTTTGTTATATGCTAGTGTAATTTCATAAGTTTTATCTGGTGTTGGAGCTATTACCCAAAATTCTTCATCCCAATTTGCATAATATTTTGGAATATCTACAGCCTGAGTTCCTGGTGTAGAATAGTATTCTGCCATAAAACTAGTGTCTCTTTGTTCTAAATAGAATTGATTTCCAGCTTGATCTTTAAATTGTACATATCTAATAAATCTTAAATCGTCAGGAATTGTAACATATCTGTTTCCAACAATGGCATTTGAAGTTGCATAAAATCTATCTTGATCTGAATCAACTTCTCTGTAAATTTTGTTTTCTGAATTTTTAATTATAGTATCAAGAACAGTGCTACTTAAAACTGTAGAGCTAACTTCTGTGTATGATCTTATATCGTCTTGTAAATTTGTTAAAGTGTATGCCATTATCCGTTTACTACTCCTAATGTTACTGGTCCTGCAGAACAATTATCTCCACCACCTGATATACCACTTAATGTTCCTATTGGTAATCCATCAGAAACACTACCTACTGATCCTAGAGTTACATAAAAATAATTAATTGGTTGTGTTAAAGAATCGGTTGTTGTTGCACCTGTGACATTACCCGCAGTATCTATTTGTCCTAATGAAATTGTAAAACCAGTGCTTTTATTAATTATACTTCCAGTTCCACCTCCACGATCATCCATATTAGCAAATAAAGGAACGTTTGCAAACGCTTGTAAGTTTCTTAATTTAGGTTGTTCAATTAAATCTGATCCAGCTGGTCCAGCAGAAGTTACAATAGGTGGTCCTCTAAATCTTACAGTTGATCCAGCAGCCCTTTGATGATCTTCTGAAAAAACATTTAAATAAACTACACCCCCATAAATTATAGTTGTAAATGGATTATTGTCTAAAAGTATTAAACTTGTTTTAGATGCTGGTTGTGGTCTTGGATTATATAAAGCTTGTGGATCAGAGCCAACTGGTTTTGGTTCAAGTTGTGGTTGCTTTGGTTCATACTCTGAAGTGTGCACTAAAGATCCATTCCACTCTCTAACCATTTCTGTATATGGAAATGCCATACCTGATCTATCAGAAATTGCTAATGCTCTTTTACCTGATGCATACTTACCCATTATACTCCATCTCCATAAAATGTTTGTGGTGATATGAAACTAGATGTACCTTGATTGTCTGCATCAAGAGCTCTTAACATTTCAC